CTCAAATAGCCCCACGTGGGGCTATTTGGATAATATAGCTTGCTTTCAAATGCGCTGCCGTCTGAGTATTTATATAATAAGTTTACAAATCGCCACACGTGTGGCGATTTGGATAATACAACTTGCTTTTTACTGTGCCGATGGCGGCGCATTTATGTAATCTTCTTTTAAATTCTCAAACGCTTGCGAATTTAAGATTTTTTAGAATATATAGTGCTATTCTTTCCGGAACCTTTACAAGCGGCTAGATTATCGACTGCCAAAGTCGTCAGCGCTGACGACTTTGGCTAAATAGGCAGATGTTAGCCGATTTAGGGTAAACCGCCAGCCGCCTGGCGATTTGGAGTACATATCCTTGCTATGGGATACTAACATTCTACCCCCGTTATGATGACAGGTTGTTCAAAAGCTGCGGCGCCGCAGCTTTTCTACAATACAGGTACTTTCAAACCCGCAAGCGTTTGCGGGTTTCTGGATTATAAAGATACCGTTACTGCTTTAAAATTGCATTGATCTGGGGGTGGCAACACACCACCCCCTTATAATGGTAGCATTTTCAAAATCCGCGGCGCCGCGGATTTTGCTAAATTATCAAACACTTGCCGATTTAACTAATATATATAGGCTGTTTCAAAGTCTGCGGCGCCGCAGACTTTCTGTAATGCAGGCGGTTTCAAATTCGCACACTGTGCGAATTTTGAGGCTCTAGTGTATCCATTATTATAGGAGAAACAGTAACTATACAGGTGGATTCATAGTTTAATACTGCTTGTGTGAAGATTTTCAAAATACGCGACGTCGCGTATTTTTGATAAATTCGCAAACGTTTGCGAATTTGTCTGGCATAGCATAAATATCAGTAGTAAGGGGGTAACGATTCGCTACACCCTTGACGGTACCGCTGGAGTATCAGCATTCCAAAATAGTCGACATCGACCATTTTAGCTAAATCGGCAGGCGTCTGCCGATTTATATACAAAATTAAAAAGTAAAAATGCTATATTTATATATGCCCTTTTTCAAAATGCGTAGCGCTACGCATTTTGCTCCTGTGGAATAGATAGAAATTTTCAGAATATGCGACATCACACATTCTAGGTAAAGTTGCAGGAAACTGAAACTTTACGTACCAAAACAACCGGATAAACATTAGCAGAAAGAAGCAAGAACTTATTATATCCAGACAAGAGATACCGGATTTATTGTACATTTTCAAATGTGCCAACGTTGGCACATTTGACTAAATCTGCAAACGTTTGCACATTTATATACCGGTTTTTGTATATTCTAACAATGCTGCTAAAATATAAAAGTTCACCGGTGAACTTTTATTATTCTACATACTATCTATAATAAAATTACAGAATAGACATTAGTAGGAAAAAGTAAGTATTGATTATATCATTGCAAGAATACTGAATTTGTATACCAACTTTTCAAAGTCTGCGACGTCGCAGACTTTCTTTAATACGAATACACCAACGTTGGCATATTTCCGTAATATGCTTTTAATATAAATGATGTTGATTATGTGCATTCTGAATAAATTCGAACCTAGGTTCGAATTTATTTATTGAGTCAATCTGCTTCAAATACGCACACGTGTGCGTATTTAGCTGAATTAAGCAACCTGTATTTTTTTACGGATAGATTGCTTCTTGTTATACTATAATATATCTTATAAGTTGTATTATTTATAAAAGAAACAGCAGCTATACTGATAGCTGCATAATTCAATACTGCTGCTTAAAAGTAAAAAGCCCCACGTTGGGCTTTTTATGCAGTATATTATGATAGTAACAAAAAATAAGAGACAGACTAAGAAGATTAGCCGATTGCTAATTGATACTTATCAATAAACCCACGTTTTCGAAATAGACCAAATAACGGCTGACAGAAAAGCTCTTTAAATGAATCTGCATTATCGTTTTTGGCATATTCAAAAATATTAAAAAAGGTGAGATTTTTTGCAACGGAAAATGAACCGGTAAGCTCTTTAGATTCATAACCGTAAGCAACTTCTGTATCTGTTTCTGCAATCTTTTTTATAAACCACCACATCAAACACATCCTTTTAAGTTTTTAGGGACTTTAGCGTAATTCTATTTTTATTTGATTATTTGTATGTTTGTTTATAGGTATACCTGAAATTTTCCTTTAATGTCAATTCTCAGTAATCACCTTAAAATAATTTTATCTTCTATATAATATGTCTTATAAGTTGTATTTATTGTGTATACCACGTAAAAGATACAACCGTACAATAAGCCGCTAATTAGATACTACTGAATGCTCTTTTTTTCCGGTGTCTTTTTATTTTTAGGTCTACCTACAGCTACCTTGCCGGAGTGCTTGAGTTTCTCTAGTGCTTTTTTATGTATTAGAATTGTAGTATTAACATATATGGCATATTTACCAAATTTACCGGAGGCAGCATACATTTTTAATGTTGATTCTTTAAAAGCTTCATTTCCGTATAACGTCTGATTAAGATACACCAATGCTCCAGGTAGACTATACCAGCCGGTCTTTTTGCTCCATTCCAGTTCTTGATCAAACCGCTGTATTCTTAGGCTATACCGTTCATCTTTTGTTAAGCGTGCCATAATGCCTCCTATTATCTTTTAATAATGTATCTTATAAGATGTATTATTGTCAACTATCCTGTAGAAAATGTAATTGAGTTTTTTATTTAGACAATACTTTTATACGGAACAGCATATATAATTTTTATTTAGTATACTTCACTTGTTATCTGTAAACACATCGGACAAAAAGAATACATGATTTGTATCAATATCTACTATGGCTATTCTTTTTAGGCTGCGTGGCAATGTATCGGAATAAGTAATAAAGTTCAGCACGCAGAAAAATAGATATTTATCAGAATATATTTTATAAGTTGACTTTATTTTTTAGCTCTTTTACGATTGTATTATTATCGGTAAAAAAAATAAGACTTTTTACCGTATCGGCAATATTATATTTTTCTGTGAGTAAGTAAGGTAGTGCTGTATTTTTATCAGGAACAGCATAGAATGATATAAAAATTTATGATGGTAAAGGCAATGAAAATAATTGCACCTTATGAAATTCATCTTTCATATTATTCCCAATAAATCCCGCCTTTTCCCGCTAAATCCCGTCTATTCTCCGGCATTTAGCATTCTATTTGATGGCTAAATCAATTTGACTACGTAAGACAAAATGAGGGCTCTCTATAAGAGCTTTTCGTAATAATATGCTATTTTGATTTTTTATATCATTACTGTTTTCCAACGATTTTGCTATATCTGATAAATTAGATGTCCAATTTAATAAATCTTCATATAGATTTAATCTTTTTTGAAATAATTCTAATTTACGATTTTCTTTTTCAATCATTTTTTGAATTTTTACATTAGATTTCATATGTGCGTTTAAGGAAATTATAGATATTATAAGTGTTGTAAATATACTAAAGCCCGTTAGGAATGTATCAGGACTTGTTCTTCTTAGAATATCAAATATTATTTCTTTCATTTTACATTATCTCAAATTATATTCGGAGGATATTATGATAAATCTATGTATTGTATTATGCACACAAATATTTTGTTTGATCGTTATTATCATAACCATAAAAAATATTAACAAATAGATATGGCAAATATTGTATACGCTTACATCTTTTGCAGTTCGTTATCTATCGCCTTGAGCTGTTCGCGGATAGCCGCTATGCGAGAGCTGTTATCCGGTTCTTCGCCGGTAACGAGATATTCAACAGAGACACCGAAAAATTTAGCAATGCGCAAGACATCATCAGCGCGAGGAAGATTACGCGCCTTTCGCATAGAATTATAGGTATTTAAGCTATTAAAAGATAATCCTTCTATAGATTGTATCATCATTTCGATAGTCATATTCTTTTTCTTAGCTAACTCTTTAACCGTTTCAAAAAAAACAAGAAAGTCAATATTCATACAAGCTATTATAGACATAAAAAAAATAAAAACAAGTAGAAAAAAGATATTTTTATGTTTTTTTAGACATAAAACTATTGACAGAATGTTGTAAAAGACCTATAATATACCTACAAAGTGTTAGAAAAGACATTTTGAATATCAAACTTTCCAAATCACAGAGGAGAAACGAATATGACAGCATTAGAGAAGATGGCACTTGAGATTGTCCAAAAACAAGCAAAGAACGTAAAAAAAGAGAATGAAAAGCGTGAACAGCTTGCAGCAGGTTTTACCTTCGTTAAGCCGGTTTCAGCAAGCGCAAAAAAAGTTATTCAGCAGCTAGAAGCGATGATGATAGACGGCTATGCAAAAATTGATAATACGAACGGCGCTTTTATGCCGGTTGTTATTGAACAGGTTGGAGAAAATCAAATATCAATCGCTCACTACTACGAGCAAAACGGCGATTTAATGGCCGATCCTGAAATCGTCTTTTTGAAAAAAGAGTATTCATACGGCGTTGAATACTATCCTATCTACGAAAGAATGAGCGGTCTATGTTCAGATGTAGAGCTGGTGATATTCGAGAACCGCAAGCCGAAGATGATTAGCAATCTGCAAAAACAAACGGCGAGCTTTTGTACCACTTGGATGCGCACAATAGCAATGCAGCAAAGCATAGGCAAGTAAACAGCAGCGACACCGCCGGAAAACCTCCGGCGGCTAAGCAAATAAAATCTATCGCTTCAAAAAAATCGACGCGGTAGATACTGAAGAAGGAGCACATTATGAATAAACATACAGCATTAAACAGTCTTGTTATTGAAGGTATCGGCTCTAACTATGTCGATGGAACATTCACTCTTACATATCATGGTGATCATACGGAGGATTTTAGCATAACTGCTGTTATTTTTCCTCAATCTTTAAAAGAATGCTTATCGGCTAAATTTGAACAAAGTTCTGAAATTACATTAAGAATTGTAGGCGGACTTATGTGCGATGCCGGTTGTGTTCAGTTGGCAGTCGATCATGTTGCGCTTTTAAATTTTGAAAAAAATATCGCATGAGGTTCGTTTCGCCGGATATACTCCGGCGGAATTTTTAAGGAGACCAGTAGCATGGCAGTATGGAAAGGTGAGCATTACAATCCTGATTTACGTATCACGGAAATAGCGATAATTATACGAGCTGATTTAAAAAAGACATTCCCTGCATATCGCTTTTCAGTGGACTCAAGAAAAAAACGAGAAATTACTATAAGCCTGCTTGAATATCCGGTAGAGCTTACCAATAAACCGCTTATCGCATCGTATTTTCTTATGATGGAAGATGACTTCTTGTTTTATGATGTTCGTCATGGAACGTTCCGCTATAAACGAGACATTACACCAACGGAAACAGAACGGCTTATTGATGATCTTTATCAGTACGCAGTCCTTTACGTACGCATCACAAAATATGATACGTGGCTTAATCCTGAAATACTCGATGTCCTTATGTATGCTCAAAAACAGATGGACTTGTATAACCGAAAAGGCGAATCCTATAGCGATGTTCTATTTCACGATTGCATCAATATCGGCGAGGTCAATCCTAGAAGCCGAGATCGATATGCACAATTCGTACCGCGCTCCTCTACCGGCAGACGTGTTTCGCTTTGAAAGATTAAGCAATAATTGCGATTGGAGGATAACACTATGACATACGTTAAGAAGATTAGAATTTTTACTGCAAACGATAGAAGTTATTTAGAAGAAAAAGTTAATGATTTCCTGTCAAAAGAGATAGAGACCGGATTTCATATCATCAATATTCAATATCAACTTACAAGCGCGTATGACGCATCATCGATAATACACGGCATTGTAGAAACATTTTCCTGCATGGTGTACTACAGCGAACCGGTAGAGGAATAACCGATGATTACTATTCAAACTGAACAGCTGACAATCGGCTATGAAGCAGGATTGATTGAAACCACTTTATCTAACGGTTGGACTATAAAACAATGTTTTCAATGGTACGTCGATTATGACGGTGTGCAAGTAGAATATGATCCGGATGCAATGGAAGTCATCGGCGCAGAAGATATAGAAGAGTACAGCGATGAAGAACTTGCCGCGTTAGACAAATGCGAATGGCATACATACGATTTAAAAACAGAAATCTACAGCAGTAAATATTATCGACAAGCAAAAAAAGAATTTAAAGAAAGTTCAGATCCATACGTCTTCTATGGTGTATCGGAAAAAGATTTTTATTGATGTATGGGAGGGTGGTAGATGTGCGGAAAACGTCATGTAGAAATGACAAAAAAAGAGCTTATCGAAGCTCGAAAAAATGCAATACGGAACATGATTTATTTCCGTAATGATAAGCCGTTGTATATATTTTGGCGGAATGTTTTTCGCCATTATTGCAATATGGAAAAGGAGATGTAATGAAACTGTATTTATCCGGCGCAATAAGCGCTAATCCGAATTACAAAAATGATTTTGAAAACGCCCGTAAACGGCTCAATGATGCAGGGTTCGCGGTCGTCTCTCCTACAATTTTTTGTGATGAAAGTATGAGCTATGATAAGGCAATACGGAAATGTTTACAGGTATTATCAACCTGCTATGCAGTAGCGGTAATCGAAACACCATATCAATCTCAATCTACAAGAAGCCAATTAGAGCTTAGGATTGCAAATGTCCTTTCAATGCAGGTTAAAACGGTTGACGAATGGATCGAATACGCCGAACGGCAAAAGCAAAAACGCGGTTTATGTCGCCGACGGGAGATGAGAGGATGAGCAATAACGAAATACTTTTTGTCGGTTTTCTCTGTCTTGGCAGTGGATGTCTACTCGGTCGCGCTCATGCGTTTGTAAAAACCGTTTTTAATGATGTTCATGTTCAGAATAACAAACAAGAAATCGCTCTTGCCTATATCAAAAATCAAGAGCCGCAAATCGAACAATCAATAAAAAGAATAGATGCCGTGCTTGCTGAAATTATTGAACAGATGGAAGCAAAAAAATAATAGCTATAAGCATAATGCACTTTAAGGAGGAATTAACATGGCAGTTATTGTAGCGGTAATGGGAGAAAGCGGAACGGGAAAATCAACCAGTTTACGCAATTTTCAAAAAGGAGAAGCATCGGTAATCAACGTATCAAAAAAGCCGCTTCCTTTCCGTAATACGTTATCGGTTTTTAAAACGGATAACTATCAAGAAATTCAGGCGATGATTAAACGAGCACAGGCAAAAAGTGTTGTTATAGATGATGCGCAATATCTGATGGCTTTTGAGTATATGCACCGCGCAAAAGAAAAGGGATATGAAAAATTTACCGACATCGGCGCGAATTTTTTCAACCTTACACAAACAGCAACAGCACTCCCTGATGATAAGATTATTTATTTTCTTTTTCATATTGAACGGACAAAAGACGGGAATGAAAAATGTAAAACGATCGGACAACTGCTTGATGAGAAAATAACGCTTGAAGGGCTTTTTACCATCGTTTTAAAAACAGTTGTGCTATTGGATGGAAATAATCAGCGGCAATTCTGTTTTGCGACCGTCAATAACGGTAGCGATACGGTCAAAACGCCGATGGGAATGTTCGCAGAGCCACTTATTCCGAATGATTTAAAAGTGGTTGATACGGTTATCCGTGAATATTACGGAATGCCGGAGAATGTTTTTATACAGCATTCACATAATGAAGCGCCGCAAGAGAGTCCCCAAGGCAATCGGCAACAGACCGGTATACAGCAAGTACCCCCGCAAAACAGGAAACAGCAGTCGTCTATTTTAAGTTTTGCAAAATCGTATAAGGAGATGTAAGCGAATGAAGAAAAAAGATGTTTTTACTTTCGATGAGCGCTTCCATGTATACCGGCTAAACGGCGAAATCATTCCATCCGTTACAAAAATTATCTGCACTGTTGCAGGGAAAGATTTATCACACATTCCCCCTGAAATTTTAAAGAAGGCAGCGGAGCGCGGTACGGCAATTCATAAAGAAATTGAAACAGGTGTTGTTCAATCCGTTGAAGCAAAATGGATTGAACAAAATATCGTCCGTGCATCCTGCAAATTTGAGCAGCAGTTTTATCATATTATTGATGATTTTACGTATGCCGGAACTGCTGATATTGTTGCAAGCGATACGCTTTTTGATATTAAAACACAGAAAGAAGCGGACGTCTTGAGTTGGGCGCTCCAGCTTAACCTGTACAATCTCTTTTTCAAAAAGAAGTGTTTAAAGGTTTTGCATACACCGAATACCGGCAATTTTTCTGTTATCGATATTCCGTTTTTATCAATGGAGCAGATACAAGAAGTCATTAGCACCTATTTACAAGGCGCTCAATTACGGGAGGATTTTATGAACTCAAAGGAAGGCAAAAAAGAACTTGTTGAAGTGCCGCCGCTTGAGCTGACGCTTAAGGTCGTTGAACAGAATATCGGCACGCTCAACACCAATGCCGAACAGCTGTTAGAACTGGTAAAGAAACGACTTGCATACTATTCGATAGACCGGTACAGCGTAGATAACATCGATGCTGCAAAAAAGGACAAGGCGGAATTAAATAATGCTGCGAAGCTGCTCAATGCGGAGCGTATCCGTATTCAAAAAGAATTTATGAAGCCGATCGAAACATTCAAAACAACCGTTTCAGAAACAGTTAATCTCATAAATGAATGTTCTGCAAAAATCGACGGAATTGTGAAAGAAGTTGAACAAAAAGAAAAGGACAATAAAAAAGCGATCATTATCGAATATTTTGAATCGCTTCATTTTTCACTTGTTGATTTTGATATGCTGTTTAATCCGAAGTGGCTTAATAAAACGACGAAGCTCAAAGACATTCAAGACGAGATACAGGGGCGGATTGAAAAGATTGAAGCAGATTTAGGCGTTCTTGACCGTATCGGAGAAGCGGAAGCAAAGCAATACTATTTATCAACGCTAAACCTCGATGCCGCTCTTGCGAAAGCGGATGAAATTAAAGCGAACAGGGAACGGCTTGCAGCACTTGAAAAAGCACAGGCAGCACAAAAAGATCAATCATTGTCTGAAAGAGAACAAATTAACAGCGATGCTGGCGGTGAAGAAAATCCCCATGCGGACGGATTTTGGTGTCCACCTTCGCCATCTTTCTCCGATTCGGCACAGACAGAAACGACGCCGCAAGAAAAAGAAGAAAAGTTACAGGTTACTTTTATGGTAATTGGAACGGCAGATCAGTTAGTTGCCCTTCAAACGTATATGGAAAATGCACAGCTGCGCTATACATTTCAATAGGAGGATAAGAATATGTTTAATGATTATCAGATAGATGAGAATTATTTTAACAACAATTTCAAAGCAGGTGAATGGGAATGTGCCATCACCAAAGTAGAAGAAAAAATATCAAAGAAGAATAATCCGATGCTTGCTCTTTCGTTTACGATTGATGAGCAAGGGACGCTGTATTACTACATTGTCGATGATGTAAGCTCCGAAGACGCATGGAGACGGCGTAATCAAAACTTAACTCGCTTTTTTGATTGTTTTTCAATCCCGCGTGGAAACTTTAATTATAACTCATGGATTGGAAAAAGAGGCGTTATCAAAATCGACAAGCGTGCTCCGAATGAGAATGGAGAGCAAAAGGGTTTTGAGGTAAAAGCCTTAATCGTACCGCAGCCAATGCAGCAAAAAAATACAACACCCAATTGCCAATCGTACCCTCAACAAGGCCAATCGCGCCCACATCCGCAAGGGCAGAGCGCAGCGGCGGCTAACGGATGTCAAGGGTATAATCAAACATCTCCGCAAAATAGTTATAGTCAAAGGCCGTCGGCGTATCAAGGAACGATGCCGCAGAATACACAGCCTGCTACTACCGATCCTAAAAATTTTGACAATATACCGTTTTAATTGAAAAAGGGGAAATAAAAGAATAACTGCCTGCCGTTTTTTTCCGCGCTTGAAACGGCAAGCAGTATTCTTTCCTGTCATTTTACACGATGGGAGGGAAAGTGTATACAGCAAGCGCGGTTGCAGAAAAAGCGCATGTCAATCCTGCCGAAGTGCGCTATTTTGCGCGGAAGTATAACATACCGAAAATCACAATTGAAAATAAGCAGCTCTTTGTTTTTGATAAAAAAGATTATCGGCTTTTTCTCTTTTATAAGAATATCGGCAAAAAGAAAAAAGAGAATAAAAAGCAACTGCACTTTTCATTTTATGATAATCAGAAAAGCGTTATACAAAAGCAAAATACGATAAGTAAAAAAGATGTACAGCGTGAAAAAACGCTGATAAAAAAACTATGCACACTCTTACAAAAAGCCGGTATAAACGGTGTTGATAAAATAATTCTGCAAACAACATTAAAAATCGATAAAAAGCAGCTTGAAAATATTTTAAATAAAAACACTTCGCTTCCCATCGCGGAAGATGAAACGATAGACAATAACCTATATTGGGTTGGAACATAAGGAGAAAACAATGGAATTTGAAAAATCGAGAGTATACACCGCGCTTAATGCGGATGAGTTACCGATTGGGAGTAAGTGTGTTTTTGCCGACACGGTAAAGGCTTTGCGAAAGAAAGTACAAGCAGACGATTATGTTCAATACGTGCAGCCATTCATTAGACTCCACGACAATGGCTATGATGTGCAGTTTTTAGCTGGCTGTTATTTGTATGCTTACGCCTACCTTATCGAACCACCCGCCGAACCGAAGTATAAGCCGTTTGAAAGCGTTGATAAAGCGATGGAGGCAATTAAAAAACACGGCGGGTGGGTAGGTTATAAATGCTTTTCTTTTTTAGTTACAGCATATGATAAAGCGCGCCCCGATCACGCTGTTTGCTTCAGTGATAACTGGTATAGTTTGCAAGACTTATATAAATCCTTTGTCTTTGCCGACGACGGCAGCCCCTGCGGGGAATTGGATGAGGAATGAATGCTCTTTTAATTGGCGACTGTAAAACAATTCTACCAACCCTTGAAACAAAATCAGTTCAATGCTGCGTAACAAGTCCGCCGTATTACTCACTTCGTGATTACGGCGTTGCAGGACAAATAGGACACGAGGATACAGTAGAAGAATATGTCAAGAATTTAGTTGATGTATTTCGTGAAGTAAAACGAGTATTAAAAGATGATGGAACACTCTGGCTTAATCTTGGAGATAGCTACGCAGGGAGCGGCAAGAATAGAAATGCGGCCGGTGAAAGCTACACGCTAAAAGACGGATGTAGAGACAGTACCCATACCGGTCGGCGGATGGGAATTGTCAAACAAACTCCATTATCAGGATGGTTAAAGCCGAAAGATTTAATCGGAGTACCGTGGCGGGTTGCATTTGCGTTACAGGAAGACGGATGGTATCTAAGACAAGATATAATCTGGCATAAACCGAACGTAATGCCGGAATCAGTAAAAGACCGCTGTACAAAGTCGCATGAGTACATTTTTCTCTTATCTAAATCAAAAAGCTATTATTTTAATGCAGAAGCAATAAAGGAGAATTCGGTAACATTTGAAAATCGTCTGCCTGCAATAGTGCAAAACCGTGAACATAGCTATGCAAGCAAATTAAACGCTACACATCCTTTGTATAATTTAAGAAGGGATGATAAACGGGATCCGTTTAAGCAGAAAAAACCGCAAAAAAGATTAAACAGGAAAGACAGTGATTATGACATTACGAAGCGCAACAAGCGGGACGTATGGACAATCCCAACGCGCCCATATAAGGGAGCGCATTTTGCCGCTTTTCCGCTGAAGCTCGTTATTCCTTGTATTTTAGCAGGAAGCCGTGAAGAGGACGTTATACTCGATCCGTTTTTCGGTAGCGGAACTGTAGCAGAAGCGGCATCTCTCTTAAATCGGAACTGGATAGGTATTGAATTAAGTTCTGCCTATCAGAATCTTTATAAAAAGCGATTAGCGCTTTTTGCGTAATATATGATTCTCTGGGAACCGCAGCCGAAGCAGCAGCTTGCCCTTTCGTGTCCTGCGTTTGAACTTTTTTACGGTGGAGCGGCAGGCGGGGGCAAAAGTGATTTCTTGCTTGCGGACTTTCTAGCCGGTTGTAATGAAGGGCGCGGCGCGTGGCGGGGAATACTATTCAGGAGGACGTATAGAGAGCTTGAGGATTTGATTATCAGAGCGAAGGAGCTTTATATTCCGCTTGGGGCGCACTATCATAAAACTGAAAACGTGTTTACCTTCCCGACCGGTTCCTTTTTGCGCCTTCGCTATTTAGAGCGCGACGAGGACGTCGGAAGCTATCAAGGCCATCAGTATACTTGGTGTGGCTTTGATGAGCTCGGAAACTACGCAACCGACTATTGTTACCTTTACATGATTAGCCGCCTGCGGAGTGCAGCGGGGCTTAAATGCTATATGCGAGCGACCGGAAACCCCGGCGGCGTCGGGCACAGCTGGATAAAAATGCGCTTTATCGACAAAAAAAAGCCGAACACAATTTACACCGATGAGAAGGGGCGTACCCGCTGTTTTATTCCGAGCCTTTTAGATGATAACCGTATTTTGATGAAAAACGATCCCGAATATGAAAAGAGCTTAACCCTTTTGCCGCGGTACCTTTATGAAGCGTTACGGTACGGCAACTGGGATATTGTCGCAGGGGCGGCGTTTGAAGAATTTAGGCGCGAAGAACACGTTATTAAACCTTTTGCCTTAGAGAGTGGGCAATGGTTTAAATTTTGCGCAATGGACTGGGGGTACGCGAAGCCCTTTAGTATCGGGTGGTGGGCAGTCAATAGCGAAGGGCGGATGATACGGTACCGCGAGCTATATGGTTGCGAAAAAGGAGAAGCGAACAAGGGAGTAAAAAAAAGCGCGAGCGAAGTGGCAAAAGAAGCGTACGCGCTTTCAGTCGCGGAAGGGGTTACGGTGATGGTGGCAGACCCCGCAGTCTGGAGTAAAACCGACAAAGAAGCGAGCATTGCCGAAAAGTTTGAATCGGCAGGTTGGAAAATGATAAAAGCCAATAACGAGCGCATCAATGGCAAGATGCAGCTTCATCAGCTATTAAAAACAAAGGGTGAGGACGGTAAGCCGATGCTTTTAGTCTTTGATACTTGCTTTGATTTTATCCGCACAATACCGCTTCTTTTGCCGAGTAAAGCACACCCGGAAGATATTGATACTGCGATGGAAGACCATATCTACGATGAGACGCGCTATGCAATTATGAGCGAGTATGCGCGGCATCCTGCAAGGGCATTACGAAAACAGAGCGGACAATGGAGCTTCGCAAGTAAAAAAGCGAAAAGCGCCGGATGGGATCCGTATGCGTAATGGGTCATTGATAATGCGTAATGGATAATTATCGGAACTGAAAAAAATACTTTTTCTTATCAAGTTATATAACAAAATCAAAAGCTGTCTTTTAGAATGCCATTATGGCAGAAGCGAAAAAGGATGAAAAAGAGGTTTTAAGCGACATTAAAACGCTTTTTGAACATCTTAAAACAAAGCGCAAAGTACACGAGGCGGAATGGCAGGACGTTACCACCTATATCGGCAGCAAGAACTTCGATTGGGAAGAAGTGCGCGATGAGGTAAAGCGGCCGAAGCGGCACACAGGACGGCCTGCAGAATATCTTGATAAACTTGTGTCGGGTTTAATGGGATATACCATAAGCCCGAATGTTACATGGCTTAAACTTTCTTTAAGCGATTCGTCGATGCTCGATTATACGGGGGTGAAGGATTGGCTTGAGAATGCAGAAAAAGCGCTGTACGAAGAATTTAACCGCAACAATCTTTATACGGAAGCGCCCGCTTTTATCAGTAACGCCGCACAATTCGGGCATGGGGTCATGCTCATCGATGAGAAAAAAGAGGCGGCCATCCGCTTTATGACGGTTTCTGCGCCGGAAGTGTATATCGCAACGAATGAATACGGGGACATCGACACGGTGTGCCGGTATTTTTCGATGACGGTAAAAAATATCGTTGCGCGTTTCGGTTTAGAAAATGTTAGCGAGACGATGCGGAAAGATTACGAAGATGCGCAAGGAAAGCAAAAGGAAATAAAAATCCTTCACGCCGTTTTTCCGCGCGAGAATTATGACAGCGATAAACTCGACGGTAAAAACATGGCGTATGCAAGCTTTTATGTCGACATGGACGGGGCTGCAATCTTAGAGGAATCAGGATACCACGAATTGCCGTACAGCGTTTTTATTTGGGAACGCATTACGGCAAGCGCATACGGGGACAGCCCCGCGCGCAAAGCTATTCCCGATATGCGGCTTTTAAACAAGGCAGAAGAAGCGCGATTAAAACTCGCACAGCTTGCTGCAGAACCCCCGATGAACGTACCTGACAGTATGCGCGGCGTAGAAAGCGTTGTACCGGCAGGTTTTAACTACTATGAAAGCCCCGATGAAATTATGATGCCGATCAATATCGGCGCAAACTTTCCTATTACGCTTGATACCGTACGGGACATCGAAGCGCGGATTAAAGACAAATTCAACGTCGATTTTATGCTTATGTTACAGGCGCAACAAGCGCAAAAAACGGCGACGGAAGTGGTAGAACTACAGGGCGAAAAAGCCGCAATGCTAACCTCGCTTATCGTCAATCAAAATAAAGCGCTTTCTGAAATTGTGCGGCGCACGTTTAACATTATGTACCGGCAAGGGAGATTGCCGGAAACACCTGCCATTTTAAATAATTCCGGGGCGAGTTTAAATATCGACTTTATCGGCCCCTTGGCGCAAGCGCAGAAGAAACATCACCAGTCAGGCGGCGTACAGATGAGCCTTATGCTTGCGCAGCCGGTTCTTCAATTATCCCCCGAAAGCGTTGACTACATTAACGGAGATGCGCTTTTAAAGAATGTGCTTGAAACAAACGGCTTTCCGCAAACGGCTATCAGAGAGGAAGAAGAAGTGCAAAAGATGCGGCAAGCAAGGGCAGAAGCGCAGATGCAAGCGATGCAGATGCAGGCGATGCAGCAACAACAAGAAGCGCTGATGGGAAATTATGACAAATTAAATGAGCCGGTAAGAGAAGGAAGCCCGATACAAGAGCTATCGGAGCAATTACAGACGGGACTGGGAGGAGAAGCGGACGATGGCGCGCAATAGAGGGCGATGCGAATTGCCGGGCTTTGAGACAGCGAAGCGCGAGGAGCAATACGAAGAATTACAAAAAACGTTTAAAAGAGTTTTTCAAAGCGCAGACGGTAAAATCGTATTTAATGCACTTTTAAAAGACCTTTTCTATTTTGATGCGGCAACAAGCGACGCTGAAAAAGCGTTATGCGAATATGCGAAGTTTTTTATAAGGGAGCGATTGGGAATAAAAAAGACGCTTTCCATCACGGACGCTTTTTTATCAAACCTTGACTAACCTTATCAAACATTGCAGGAAAAACCTTAAAAAGGAGTAAACGGATATGGGCGAATCAGATCAGAATACTGGCAATCAGAGTCCACAGGGTGCGGGGAATGCAGGAAGCGGCACAGGCATCACCGGCACTTCTCTTACCGGCGCGTTTAATGAAGCAAAAACGGGAGAGGCGAAAGGCGGAGACGCTTTGAAAAACTCGACCGCGCAAGGAGCGAACGGAAACGCACCGGAGCAGACAGCGGCCGAACCGGTGGCAGCAGTACAGCCGGAGCTTAAGGCATGGGGGGCGCAGCTATCGAAGGAACTCAAGGAGAATAAGGACGCGGTAAAGGCGTTAGCAAAGTTTGAAGATATTTCAAGCCTTGCTTCTTCTTATATCGAACTTGAAAAAAAGCTTGGTAGTATGCACACGTTACCCGGAGAGAAAGCCACGAAGGAAGAACTTGACGCTTTTTATAAAAAGCTCGGCAAGCCCGACGCGGCCGATAAATACGGCTTTAAGCAGGAATGGGACGCAGAAAAACGCTTTGCCGAAGCGGCGTATGAAGCAAACCTTTCTGATGCGCAAGCAAAAAGCCTTTATGCGTTCTTCCATAAAATTGGAGAAGACCAGCAGGCACAGCTTGCCGAGGCGGTAAAAAAACAGGCCGAAGAGTCTGACGCCGCATTAAAAAAAGAATTCGGAAACAAGGTGAGTGAAAAGATGGAGCTGTATACGAAAGGGCTTAAAGCGTTCGGTTCTGCTCCCGTCTTTTCACAATTGGAACAAACGGGATTAGCCTATCATCCTGATTTTGTAAAAATGTTTATCAAAATCGGAGAGGCGCTCGGAGAAAGCCGCACGGTACTGGGAGACGGTAAAGCACTGACCGGCGGCATTACACCCGCGCGGGACGGCGGCACGTTTTCATTTTTTGGCACATAGATTGATAAGGAGTAGTATATGCCTACGTTAAGTATGACAGACCAGCTTACAGCGCTTGAGGTTATGCGCAGAAGCGGCAATCAAGACGGGTTTCATATCGTCGAACTTTTAAGCCAGACGAATGAAATATTAAAAGATATGCCGGTATTGGAAGCAAATGACGGCACCGTACATAACACGATTGTACGTACCTCACTGCGGGGCGGAACGCACCGTAAGTACAACGAGGGTATTAAGCCGGGAGCAACGACAACGGACACGAAGCAAGACCGCATTACGATGCTTGAAGATTACAGCGTCGTCGATAAAGACCTTGCGGAACATTCGGGCAATGTAAAATCATTACGCGAAAGCGAAGCGCAGGCGTTTTTGGCCGGTATGGGACAGACGCAGGCGGAAGAGCTTATTTATGGTAACAATGCCCGCAATGAAGCGGAGATTAACGGCTTTGCGGTTCGCTTAAGCGATTTAGCAAACAAGAACGTTATCAACGCAGGGGGAACGGGGAACCACTGTACGTCGATTTATGTCTGCGCACTCGGCCGCGGCTTTACGCATTTAATTTACCCCAAAGGCAGAAGCGATTGCGGCATTAAAACCGAAGACATGGGCGTACAAAATTGGCCGATGGAGGGCGGGCGCGTTATGCCTGCCTACGTGCAGTTTTTCTCCACGCATTACGGGCTTTCGGTTGCACACCCTGATGCGGTTAAGCGCATCTGTAACATCGACCAGACTACCAGCGGGGACAAGATTGTAGAGCTCATCCTTGAAGCGATGATTCGTCTCCCTGCCGGAGCGCAAACGATTGCGATTTACTCCAATCAAGACGCCCTCGTTAAAATCGATAAGGCGGCATGGAGTAAAGGCAATGCCGTCTTTACGAGTACAGACCCGTGGGGCGAATTGATTACACACATTAGAAAGGGACGCTGCCGAAGAGTGGACGCCATCCTTTCGACGGAGCAAGCGCTTGTCTAATGTGTAATTGGTAATGGGTAATGGGTAATTTAAAGCCGCTACCCATTGCGCACGTTTTACATTTTTTTAAAGGAGTAAAGAACGATGATTAATTTGTATTTGGATAAACGGCTTGAATTTTCTGAAAATCAGGCAATTACGACGAGTGCGGAAAGTGAGAACGCGCTTGATTTCGGCGTAGAAAAGTGCAGTGCTGAAGGGAAGACAATCGACATCAGAATTAAAGAAGATTTTACCGGCGGTACGTCGCTTACCTTTGTGTTGCAAGACAGCGCGGACGGGGCAAGCTATACCGACAAACTTACTTCCCCTGCCTTCCAAGCGGCACAATTAAAGGCGAAGGGAACAGAAGTGTTTTATTCCCTTGTCATTCCGAAAGGATTACGCCGGTTTATCCGTTTGAAATACGTCGTAACAGGAACGTTCACGAAGGGGAAAGTTCATGCCATTTTAAACACGGAAGTGCGGGGGTAATTTGTAATTTGTAATTTGTAATTTGTAATTTGTAATTTGTAATTTGTAATGGGTAATGGGTAATGATTGCAGAATTTACTGCAAAAGCATTACCCATTTTTACACACGTTTTTTTTAAAAGGACATTGTATGACAAAGAAAGAGTTTGAAAAGGCGAAAGAGAAGATGAGAGCGGAAAACCCGCTTTTAACGGAAGATCAGATTGAAGATATTATCGCCGAAAGTGAATCAGGCGGCGGCGATGCAGGCGGTGAAGGAGCTTCGCACACGCCGGATTCCGGGGTGCCGGATGCGAATGCGCTTACGCAAGAAAAAGCGGCGCTTGCACAAGAAAAGGCTGCTATTGAAGCGGAAAAAGCGGCGCTTACCAAAGAGTGGGAGCAACTGGAAGCAGAAAAAAAAGCGCTTTCCGAAAAAGAAGAAGCGATTAAAGCCGCCGCCGGTGTAGCGCAGGCAAGCGGAGCGGACAGCAGCGATAACGGGAAAGCGGTTACCTACGTGTGTAAGACGCGCTGTACCTTTAACGGGCAGTATTATCGCGAGGGGGATAGTCTTACGACGAGCGGTGAAGTACCGGATTTTTTTGAAGCGGTGGAAGAAGCGTAACGCTCATCTTTTTTTTAAACGATTTTTTTTTTTGAGGCTTTTTCAGGCAGCGCCGCTTTTCCTTTTTCCTTCTTTGGGTAGCAAAGCCTGTTTAAGCCTCTTTTTTTTCTCGATACCGAGCAAGATGGAGCAGATGATGAATATAGACCGAGCATTGGCAAATAGAGCGCTTGCGGCAGTGGGACAAAGTGAACTCGATAGCGCCGACACTTCCTCGAAAGCGTACCTGATGGTAAAAAAATTTTATCTTACCACGATGCTTGAAAGTTTAGAGACTGCCAGCTGGACGAGCGGTAAAAAACGAAGGGCATTAGAAAAAGCGGCTATCGATAACTATACCGATTTTGCAGGGGCCTATCGGCTTCCGATTGATTGCGGAAAGATTATAGAGCTTACCGACAAGAGTTTTTATATCGTGGAAGGGAATATCCTTTATACCGATTCAAATGAGCCGGTATTAGTGTACGTTACGAATGGAAGAATCCCGGAAGGAACGGGGAATCCTGATGAGGATTTTCCCGATTATGCGCCGCCTGAATATGAGGCAATGTTTTATCAAGCGTTCGAACTGCGCTTAGCGAGTAAGTTTGCCCTTGAACTTTCCGGAAAGCCTGATTTACACCGAATGCTGTTACAGGAAGCGGCGATGATTGAGGCTGCAGGATACCGCAATTCCAAAACGTTAAGCGCCGGAAAGAAGAAAGGGCGTTCGTGGTGGATTGAATAGCACGGATGCAAGGAGCAGGGCGAAGAAATGTTAATTACGAATTTTGCAGGCGGAGAGGTGAGTAAAAACCTTTACGGGCGCATCGATTTACCGCTGTATCAAAAAAGCGTCTCACGGCTTGAAAATTTTACTATCTTACCGCAAGGCGGTATTACCCGCCGAAGTGGAACAAAGCGCATCGGAAAGCTGAAAGGAAAAGCGCGGCTTATTCCGTTTATCGTTAATACTAATCTTTCCTTCCTTTTTGAATTTGGCGCAGAGTATATTAGGATATGGAAAAACGGAGCGCTTTTAACCCATAGCGGCTATCCGATTGAGTTTTTACCCACCCCAGACTTACCGCTTTATAAGAGCGCAGAACTTGAAGCAATTCAATATGTACAGACCTATGACCGGCTTTATCTTACCCACCGGCACTACCGGCCATACGTTATTACATGGCAGGGCGGGGACAGCTTCAGTCTTGGGACGCTCAACATTACCGGCAATGCCCACGAAGTACCATTTCAAGCGCCTGATGAATACCCCGCCTGTGTCGCCCTTTTTTCAGGCCGTCTTTTTTTAGCAAGTACAATAAAAGAGCCGCAAAAGATATGGGCAAGTAAAGTTTTTGATTATGGAAACTTTACCTACTTTGATACGGTTGTATCCTCATCTACTCAATTAAAAAAACCTGATTTACGGGTATTCAGTGCAAAAGCTACGAAGGGAAGCGCAACACTGACCGCAGTAACGAAAGATTTTACCGGCATCACCAATATTACCGATTACTATGTCTCCGGGCACAAGGGAGTTCCGAGCGGTACGAAGGTTGCTTCTGTTACGAGCGATACGATGACGCTTACGAGCGCAGTAACGGAAGATAAAGAGGATATGGTGCTATCTATTCATTTATGGAAGAACCCCGAAAGCCCCGCAAGCGAAGATTATAAAAATATAGAAAAAATTAACAATGTAACGAGCCCCGCTCATGCGTTTTATCTGGAAATTGCCAGTGATAAAAATGATGCCATTAAATGGCTTGCATGTGCAAAAGATTTAATTGTCGGAACCGAATGCTCCGAATGGGTAATCCCGGAAGGAGTGAACGCGCAACAGGTACAAGTACAGCTCCAGAGCCGGTATGGGGTTTCCGATACGCAAGCCGCGCTTATTGGGCGAACCGTGCTTTATATCGGGCAAGGCGGACACACGGTGAGGGATTATAGCTTTGATTTTCAAGAGCGGACGTATAAATCAATTGATGTAACACAGGCGGCAAATCACCTTTTAGCCGAAAGCGCGGCCGTTGATTTTGACTATACCAATACGGCAAGCCCGCGCATTTTTGTAAGCCGCGCGGACGGTACGGTCTGCGTATTACTGTATGACAAAGATATCGGATGCGCGGCATGGAGCAAGATTATTCTTACATACGGAAAAATAACAAACGTTGCAACGCTCCCGGGAGAAAGTGGCTATGATGAATTATACCTATCGGTTGAAAGAGAGGGCGTCTATTATCTGGAATGCCTTACGGAAGAAAAGGCAGGCAGGGATGCCGTCTACCTTGATTCATATAGTGCATACACACGCGAGACGAGCGAGGTTGAATACCGAATGGCAAGCGTTTATGTCAGAGAAAATAGAGAGCTTTTTACGTTAGAGGCGCTGCCAGAGAAGTACAAAGATTTTTCTAAAGAAATGTATATCGGCTATCCATATGAGTCGATAGTAGAGAGCTTACCGGTGATCAATTCGAATGAAAACAATAAAAAGCGGATTGTAAGCCTTTCGATTCGCTTTTTAGATTCGTATTTGCCGCTTGTTTCGCAAACGGATACGCCAGAGCAAACGATTTACAAGGAAGAGCCGTTTACGGGAGTGGAAAAGGTACCGGTACAAGGCGGCTTTGAGCGGGATGTGTTTTTTATGCTACGGGCTAAAAAGTGCGAACGCTGCACGATTTTAGCAGTGAACGCGGAGCTTGCGTAGGAGGAGGTCATTGATGGGAGCATTGGCAGCGCTTAGTGTGATATTTGGGGTACTTGGGGCGGGGTTTAGTATTTTTCACGGGGTACGCCGTTCACGAGAACAACAAGATGAAATTGCGGCGCAGCAGGAACGAGAGCGGGTAATGCGGGAAGCGCAAATAAAGGAACAGAAAGCGAGTACCAGACGGGGCGTCGATTACGCGGTACAGTCGTTTAAAAATGAGCAAGAGGATGCGTTCCGTAAGGCGAATGATATATGGCACCAAGGCGAGCGCATTGATATGCGTGCTGATCTTGATGAAACGCTTACCGGCCGCGCATTCAACTTAGCGATGCAGAAAAGCAATATGGAAGATGAAAGCCTGTTACTGCAGCAACAGCGCGGAAAGCAAAACTTTTTAAACCGGCAAGGGGCACAGCAGACAGCGCTTGGCATGAGCGGAGCACGGCACGGAGCAAATAGCGCCGAACAGCTTTTGGCGCAAAATGAAGAGAACTTTACCCAAGACCTCGACCTTATGAACCGCCAAAGGGAGAATCAAAAAGACATAAATTTGATGCAGGCGTTTACGGGCCTTAAAAGAGGCATGTTCGGCATTGACGAGGAGCGGGATCAGGCGAATAAGGCTTTTAGAGATTCTAAACAGCTACGCGATGATTACACCGGGGAAATTGTCAATGAAGATATTAGCGACAAAAAAGAGCTTGAAGAAAAGTATGCACAAAAAAGCAACACCGGAGGGCGGGTTGTAAAGCTGTTTAATAAAAAAATTTACAATGCCTATGCTGATTTAAACGGAAATATCGATTTACAGAATTTAGACGGCGGTTTTAAGCAAGCAGCCTTGCAACGCGCGTATGACAGGGCGGCGTATACATGGATGGACGGGATTACAGATGGGGTACGTGGACTTACTACTGGCTTTCAACTCGGATCAAAGATTGCAAGCTTTGCCCAAAGTTGGAGTGGCGGCGGTGGTGATGCTAGTAGCGGCGGCGGAGTATCGCGAAATGCCTCCGCAGGAGCCGGAAAAGCAGGCGGCATGAATAATCTTTTTTCTGATTTTCAAAGGTCGAATGCGTTAAGCGCACGGCGGTATAAAGACCCGTTCGGCTATATGTTTGGATAAGGATGGGGAGAGAGAAAGTATGGGACAGTACGGTATTTTTGATGCGTTCCAAGCGATAGCCGGAGCAACAGGGACGATTTTAGATGAGTTTGATAGGCAAAATAGATTAAAGGCGGAATTGGAAGTGCAGGATGCCGCATTGAAAGACAAGGAAGCGTTTGATCAGTTTATACTTGACCTTGAAAATAGTAACGATTGGGAAAACTACGAAAAAAGGTGGAATGATTATAAAGTAGCCGTCCATAACGATACGGCACAAGGACTTTCAAGTCCGTTTGCGCGGCGGGTGTACGATACCCATTATAAAAATGCGGAGATGGAGCAGCGGCTTGTTATTAAACATGTTGCGCAACAAAAGATGCGCGCGCAGGATTTTACCAAGGGCTTTGACTATATCAATAACGTTATTACCAGTCGCTCGTTTGCAGATATGGAAGCAGTCGGGGAAGATGGGAATACCTACACCAAAAGTGCAACACAACAAAAAAAAGAACTTATCGACCAGAAGCTTTATACGATGTATGAGGCGGGGCTTTTAAGCTATGAACAGTTTAATCAAGGTTTGCGCGATTCGTATGCAAGCCTTATGAAGCATGAAATGGTAACGGCCGGTAAGCAAAGCGTTGACGAGGGAAAAAGTATTGAAGAAGTAACCTCTGCAATACAGGATTACAAAAATGAGTTTGTGACAGTGGCAGGCGGACGTGTGAGTGAAGAGGCGGTAAAGGATGCGGCACGGGAAAAAATTGAAAATTATTTTTATAAACAACAGGCAATACGGTACAAAAACGGCGAGCAAGGAGCAAGCCGGATATACCGCAAGATGAGTGACGCACTTGCTAAAGGCGACTGGGATGGAGCGTATGCTGCAGCAGATGAGGGGCGACTCTTCTTACAAGATTGGGATGCGAAATATAGCGGCAATGGCTTTGATGCAAATGTGCGGGATGAGTATTCGGATAAGTTTATGTTAAAAGATGATGTAAGAACTGCCGGAAAATTTGGCGGTTTAGCGCGGATGGAAGTTAAGGATGAAAAGAACTACTGGCTATTTTTCGAAAAGCACGAAGATATCATAGATGAAAAAACCGGAACAAAAAGAAAACCCATGCATTCAGAGGTTATAAACTACATACTCAATGAAGCCCTACAAGCAAAGACTAAAATCTTAGGGCCGGAAAAAGCGATGGCTAAGACCTATGAATTATTAGCCGCGTTAGATGAAGCAATCTACAAGCCTCCATTTTGCAATGAAGGGGTTGCTGCGAGTGTTAAGGGCGTCGATAGCGCAGTAAAGACACTGTTTGAACAAAGAAAAGACTTTAAAACACCGGAAGGACAAGGCCTTTATCTCCGCGCTTTGGGTGAAATAAAGGGGCAAGAACATGACTATATTGCAAGAACGCCGGTAAATGAGCAGACACCGCAATCCGTTCAAGATATTTTGGTTTCGGGGTTATTACGGATAACCGGCGGCGTTGAAATCGGATCCTATTGGACGGGAGAAGAAGTGAAACAAGCGAAGGACGCCGCTCGACTTGCTGATATTATTGCAAAGGAGCAAGGCAAAAGTGTTTACGGGGAAGATTTAAGCAGCAAAGAAGTATTGGAAGGAAAGGAGCGGCTCCGTCATTATGTTGTTACGGATATTAAAAAGAGGGAGAACCTTACAAGTAACGATGCGGTTCTTGAAAAGTTCCAAGTTGATATTTTGGAAGATGGCAGTGCGGTTGCACGGGATAGAAAGAGCAAGGATATTGTTCATATATTTGGCGTGATTGAAGACGAATACGGCGAAGAAGAATACCGCCGGTTTGAACCCAAAAAGCAGGCGAACGGTACGTATACGTATACTCCCGATACAAAGCGGGCAAGTGAAATTCAAAAAGAAAAACAGAGGGAAGAAAATGACACCCGCGCCTTTATCCGCGATGCAAATACACTTGGAACCCGTGAATCTGAATATTCAACTAAACAAGAGAACGCAAGCGAAACATTTATGGACTTTGCTGAAAAAATTCCTGCACAGGATAGAGCGCTTTTTACAACGATACGGGACAGCTACGGCGCGCGGGATGACTTTAAAACAGGTAAAGTCAGTAATGCCGAACAAGAAAAGCGCATTATCGACACCTTCAAAGAAGGAGCGCAGAAGTTGCACGATTTTGAAAAGAACGGGAAAGCCCAGATTCCTTCAAATATTAAAAACGGCTTTTTTGCCGTGTATGATCATCTTGAAAATGAGTATCAAAAAGTAAGCTTTATTGACGCATACGAATACGCACGGGAACACTCAGGCAGAGGCGGCACATCGCTTGCCGCTACGATAGAAAAATACAGAGCCTTGCAAAAAGAGCGGCATCTTGGCGGAAAGAATTTACTTGAAGAGCCTTTGTATAAGAGCGTAAAAAAACGGGAGGGAAGATAAATGAGCGACGTAGCATTATTAGACGATTTAGAGTATGAGCGCACCTCGTATGACAGACGCGGAAGGACGCGCTACTACCGGCGGAACCCTGCCAATTTTTTCGATGCCCAAAGCGCCGCCGAAGCAAAACAGCCTGATTTTGATTTTTTAAATTTAAGCGTTGAACATATTGCAGAAACGATCCAGAGGCGGCGGAAGGAAAAGGAAGAGTACAAAGAAAAGTATTTAGTCAATTTAACCGAGCAGCAGCATGATGTCTTGAACATGATGCTTGAAAAAGCGGAGAAACCGGAAGAAAAAATCTATGAATTTGCCACCGCGATTAAATACGCCGAACAATTTAACTTGCCGCTTGATTTTGCCTACCAAAATCTTGAAGCCATTAACCGGCAGTGGCTTGGAAGCGGCATCGCGCCGAGTAAGGGGAATTTTAAAGCAGTCGTTGATAGCTTTTCTATCGGGGGCAATGTTTTAAAAATGGGACACTTGGGCAATGCGCTGATGGATGCGGAAAAAAGCGGCAATAAACGGGAGATTGCCTACGCATTACAAGATTTACAAAGATTAGAAGATGAAAACGCTTCGCTACAGGATTCGATGCCGCGCGGTTGGGTGGTGAATTTACTGAAAAGCGGAGCGCAGGCAGTGCCGTTCCAAGCGGCAACCGCCGTACCTTCTTTGGTTGCAAGCCTTTTAGGAAGCCCGCTTCTGGGGAGTATAACGAGCTTCGCTATTTCAGGGAGCACAACAACCGGATCGGAATACTGGGAACTACGCAAGGCAGGGGTAAAGCCGGAACTTGCACGAAATATCGCTTATGCGTCCGGGGCATTACAGGGCGCTATTGAAACATCATTAGGTACGGTTGCAGGACTTACCGGCAAAGGATTAGGGGCGGATAAGATTGCCAGCAAAGTCATAACACGCCTTAACGCAAAGGGAGCTTTTGGAAAACTTGCCAAAGGCTTTATGTTTTACGGTGCTAACCTTTTAAGCGAAGGAAGTGAAGAAGCATTACAAGAATTGGTAAGCGCCGGAGGAAAAGAGCTTGCCGCCGTCTTGCAGGGTGAAGGGGTAGAAACCGACGATGCGCAAACGATTGCACGGAACGTGTGGGAAAGCTTTAAAGGCGGCGTTGCGGCCTCTATTGTTTTAGGTATTCCGGGTGCCATAAAATACACCAAGGCGGACATAAAAGAAGCGGGTAACTTAAAAAAAGCGGCGATTACCACGCCATCGGAAGCAGTCTTTATCAATGAGCATAAAACAAGCCCCGCTTTTGAAGGGATGACAGAAAGCGACGCGAAAGAAGCGCTCCATACGATTTTTGAAGCGCAACAGTACGAGCGCGAGAGGTTCCAAAACAGTAAGGCCAAAAGCTATGAAGAGTGGCTTGCCCCCGATGCCCGCATTGAAGGGGAGACGGTACGGGATAGCGCGGGACGGGTGGTTTATGAAACCGATGCCGAGGGAAAGCCGGTCTATCAGGAGACGGATGAGGGCTTACAGAAAAAAGAAAAGAAGTACGGGAAAGCGCCGGATGTCGTTCGTGCCGGTGAACGCCTTTATTTAAGCGAAGGATACCGGCACGAGCGGAAAGGTGGCCGCATTGACGGGGAATACATTGTCGGAAATCCCACCGAGCAGACCGAGTATAACGATTACGGGCATATCTATTATTCATTTGACAAGCAGAAGAACACGGTAACGATTAAAAAAGTCGAGATGCAAAGTGACGCATACGAATCGATTATTAAAGAGTTTGTGCGGGATTTCGGCGAAAAGTTTACCGGTGCGGAGATTGTCTGGGAGCCGAAAGGGGAAGCACTCCAAAAGATAAAGGCGGAACTGATTGCAGAAAACCCGCGCGGAGAAAAAGGAGGTTTGCAGTATTTTACTGACGGGACAGAAGAAGCGGAAACCCGCGCAGCGATAAAGCTTAACGAACGATTAAAAGAGACGATGCCGAATCTGGACAACATTGAACGAAACGTCCTTATAAAAGTTTTTAATGCGTTAGCACAGGGGAAAGGGGTAGATACCGAAGAATATTTAAAAACTCACTATGCCGATGAAATTTTTACCAATACACCACCGGTCGATATGAGCCGTATTGCAGCACAGGAAGGGATAAACACTAAAGAGATAAAAGGTGCCATCGAATTTAAAGAGCTTTCAGGGTATGTTAAACGGCTTATCTATGTCAGTGAAAAGGCTGATTTTAGTACGGTAGTCCATGAAGTAGCGCACGGAGCGCGGATGTCGCTTGAGGGGGAGCTTTTACAGAAAGCAGAGAAAGCCTTTGACGTTGAGGGCGGAAAGTGGACGCGAAGCCAAGAAGAAGCGTTTGCCCGCGGATTTGAACAGTATCTCCGCGAAGGAAAAGCGCCGAACGCGGAATTACAGTCGGTGTTTCAAAAGGCGGCGGAATTTTTAACCCGGATATACAAAAGCTTAAAAGAGCTGGTGCACTTAAACGATGATATACGCGCCGTTTATGATGAACTTTTAACCGGAGAAAAAAGCGTATTGCGGGAAGCAGAACAGAACGCACAGCAAACAGAACAACGCAATCGCAGCAGCATAAAAGAATTCGGCCAAAATTATACGGATTATTATCACAAGGGAATAGAAGCAATTGAAAAAGTTTTACAGGAAAAGAAAGGGCAAGTTGTCGGCGCCTTTACCAGAGCAGATATCGGAGATATTGACGTCGTTTGGGGTAATGAGAAGGTAGGGCTTCAAAAGATAATCGCAAAACATTCCCATGAATTTGGCATATTCGGGGAAGGTCAAAAGGGTATTATCAGCGGAATAAGCGAAATTGTAACGAATGGAAATTTGACAAATGAAAATGGCGTCTATACCATTACATACGAAAAAGATGATAAAACATTTAGAGTCGGTTTAAGTAAAGGATGGAAAGGCCAAGGTGAAAATCAATGGATTATAACGGCGTATGAAAAAAAAGACGGCGTCGGTTTCAACAAGACTTTGTCTACTGTTGCTGAACTTAATCCTTCGCAGATACCCGAAGGAACCGCCGCCGTTACCGATACAGTACAAGAAAAGGGGGATGCCGTCAAGGCTTCCGAAACAAAAAAACAGGTAGTAGACGAGGCATACCGTCAGGCGACGGAAGCGGCGCGGCAGAAGGTGCAAGAAAGTATCGAAGCTTCGAAAGCAAAGGCGGCCGACCTTGAGCAAAATGCCGCACAGTATGAAAAAGAAGCGATTGAAGCCTACAAAGAGCAGAATCCGGCATTAAGCGAAGCGGACATAAAAGAGAAAATGCAAAAAGAAGCGGCGCGGGTGCGGATGAGTTATGAAGCGTTTACGCAAATGCAAGCGCAAGAAGCGCGGAACTTAAAAGAATTAGGAGACGTACTTTTTCAGACCGAGCCGAGCGAAGATGAGGCGCGGCAGATAGAGGCGATACGCAAACAGTACGAGGGGACGGATAAGTGGTTAAAAGCGCCGAACGGAGAAGATACTAATTTAACCGAACAGCAGTGGCTACAGGTGAGAACCGACAGCTTTAAAAAATGGTTCGGCGACTGGGAAAACGCTCCGGAGGAGGCAAGTAAGGTAGTCGATAAAAATGGAGAGCCGCTTGCTGTCTCTCATAGCACGCATAATGTCTTTGATGAATTTATTTATAAACAAAAGATTGATGCCGGTTGGCTTGGCGCAGGCTTTTATTTTTTTGGCGATAGAAGCCTTGACGGGCAGTATGGTTCTCATGTTATGGAATGCTTCTTGAATATCCGTGAACCGTATGTTGCAACGTATGAGGAAAAAGCAGAACTTTCAGAAATCAACTCCGATGAAGCCTCGCAAGAGTTTACCGAAACAGTTAAATCAGAATGGGATGCCGACGGAGTTTATTACAACGAAGACCTTAATCAAGAATGGGTTGCTTTTTACCCCAATCAAATAAAATCAGCGGTTGATAATAACGGGGCTTTTGATGCAGGTAATAATAACATCTATTTTCAAGTGGAACAGGATTTTTTTGATGAGGTAGCAAAGAGCGCCGATGCAAAGGCCGCACAAGAGACGATAGAAGAAGTTATTACCGTCGGCGACCCCGACGCTCAAACGTGGAAACTCTTTTACTCTAGTGCCGAAGAGCGGGCAAAGGCGGATAAAACATTCCGCGATGCAATCGGGCCGGAGCTGGAAGCGGCATTACAGAAGGATATCAAAAACGAAAAGATAAAGGATGAAACCTTTTTAAAGATGGCAAGCGAAAAAGAAGCCTTGCGTGCTTTTTTAAGAGAGTATAATGACGCCGCGCAGGCCGGAGCAATACCGGCGGAACTTACCGCAAACCTTGACGGGGTGTTTCCATCCGTCGCTTATGCCATTAGTAACGGTAAGCCCTTCACCGAAAAACAGCAGCGCCTTGCGATGGATGCGATTATGCGGAACGTCGCTTCTTACCGTGCTATTTTTGCAGAACTAAACGGATACACAGCATTACGGAGCCTTACGGATGCAGAAAAGGCGTTTACCGAATCCTTTAGTAAAGCGGCAACGGAAGGGCGTGTCAGCCGTGCTGAAAAGATAGGGCCGGACAGCCAACAGCAAGCAGAAGCAAGCAATCGTGCCGATATCGATGACGCGCGCTTTTTAGAAGAGATGGCAGATGATGAAAAATTAAACGCCTTTTTAAAAGAAGCAGCCGAGCTTTCCGTATTTGACTTTGAACAGAACACCCCCGCAGACGAAGCGGAGCGGGCACACTTTGAAGATATAAAACGCAAGCAAGAGCGGATATACCGCGAAATGCGGAATTTTTCATGGAAGGGGACGCTTGCAAAAGTGCTCCATGGAGAAACGCCTTCTGAAAAATCCATTGCAAATATCCGGGCACAGATGCAAAATGCCGCACACTCGTTCCGCTCCTTGTATGCCGACATTATGGAGCGCCCTGATTTACGGGTACAGGATGCCGATACCACCGATGCGCGCATTACGACGCGCTTAAAAAGCCGACCGTATAAAACCGTAACGCTAGAAAACTTAAAACTGGAACAGATGAGCAACGCCCAAAAGGAAGCGCTTATCCGCGCACTCGACAACGAAGATATTGAACAGCGGGTAAAACAAGGGGCTATTACAAGCGAGGACGTTGAATATATCCAAGGACTTGTCCGGTCCAAAAATCAGACCATCAAAGGGCTTGAAGCAGAACTTGCCGACGCAAAGGCGGAAAACCGTAACGATACAAAAAGAATCGGAGAACTTGAAAAGAAGATTAAAGATGAGCGGATAGCCCGCGCGGTATTAGCCGACACGATTAGAGCGCGAGACGTGGCATTAAAAGCGGTTATGAAGCGGATTAGCTTAAAGACCTGCGATGCGGAGCAGGCTCAAGGGCTTGCCGCGGTGCAATGGTTTTTAAAAGACAAGGTACAAAAAGCCTTACATGCGAACGTTGATTCGGATGAACAGCGTCTCCGGGAAGCGTACACCCTTTGGAAAACAAACGGCGAATATCGGCAAACGTTAGCACGTATGAGCACCCGAAGAAAAGAAGGGGATTTTAAGCAGTTAATCAGTAATCTTGATAAAAAAGATTTTAAGGATTGGACGGCGGACGATAAAAAGTTAGCCCGCCGCCTTATTCCTGCCCGCAATAAGTTTTTTAGCTTAGGGCTTTACGCAAAGACTGAACAGAACTTTACCGATATGCACACAAGCAATTTAACACCGGAAGCGATTGATGCGGCGGTCAGTAAGATACTCCCTGAATCGCTTGTTGCAAAATTAAAGCACCAGCCGCTTAAGCAATGGACGGTTGACGAGCTTATCGGCTTAGCACAGGTGATAGAAGAAAAACACCGAGAAGGGCGGCAAAAGTACACGGCGAAAATTGCCGCGAAACAGGCGGAAGCGGCACGAATACGAGATGCTTCAATCAAGGTGTTACGCGGCGCGAAAGGCTATAGCGACGATAATGCAGGGTGGAGCGAGGATGAGAAAAAGAAGAAAGGCGGCATTGATGCGCTTAAACGAAAGTTAAAATATGCGGCAATGCGCCCGTATGCGTTTATCGAAATGTTGGACGGGGGAAAGCGCGGCGCTTTGTATGATATGCTGGAATTTGAGCAGCGGGAATGCTATAGCCGCTTTAAAGCGGGAAGAGACACGCGCGTAGAAGCGTTTAATAGCTTTTTAGAGAAGCAGGGGTTAACGCTTGCAGACTTTGAGAAGAAAAAGACGTTTGAAAATTTTTATGCAGAGCGGGAGCAAAAAAATCTTACGCTTACGGTACAAGAGATACTGGGGGCATACTTAGCGAGCTTTGATGAAAAATCCCGGGCAGCCGTCCAGTACGGCAACTTTGCAGAGCAAGCGGAGCGCGATATGGCAAAGACGTCCGACAGTTACGGCGCATTAGATGCGTTTACCGATGCGCGATACAGCGCCGTGCTTGCCGAAGCGGAGCGGCTCATGGCGGCCGATGCGCGGTTAAAAGCGACTGTAGAATATTTACAAGCGGAATACAAAAAAGAGGGCGTGCGCTTGAGAGAGCACAACATCACCGTTAATAACGCCGTAACTGAAATACGGGATAACTACTTCCCGATGCAGCGGCTTGAGGTTTCCGGTGAAGAAGATGCGCGGCAGACGCAGAAAAAGATTATCGGCGAATACTCAACCGGCACACGGCATGGCGTCGGCAAGGGGCAGACAAAGGCGCGTATTGATATCGGAAAGGCTAATCAAATGCCGATAAACCTTGCCGCCCTTACAACGTACTTTTCAAGCGTCGAGGCAAACGAGCGCCTTTATGCGTATGATGCTTATGCGCAAAAACTGAACCGCGTTATTAAAGGTTATGAAGCGAAAAACTTTCGGCGTACCCTTGAAAACGCTTATGGAAGCGAGGCCGTCCGCTATCTTGATAAGCAGGTTAATACGATTATCGATCCGACGGCGGGCAGGGTGTACTCCGATTCCGATAAACTCTTACGCGTAATCCGGGGCAATACCGCCGCGGCTTATTTAGGTTTTAAACTTTCGGGGATTATTAAGCAGGGTATTACAAGCCCCGCGCCTTTTATGCAGTATGTGAACCCTCTCCACTATGCAAAGGCCGCAAGTGATTTAGCCTTTCATCATAAAGAGATGGTTGACTTTATCTACAGCCGCTCAAAACTGATGCAAGACCGCAGCTTTGACATGATGCAAAACATTACCGAAGAGATGGCAAAGCAGGCAAAGACGAAAGCGGGGAAAATACTGACACGAACGCAACAGATTGGGATGCAAGGCCTTGAGATGATTGATAGAGCCTGCGTTGCTCCCGGCTGGCTTGCCGCGTACCGAGAAGAAGCGGCGCGGCTTACGGAAGCGAATAAGGGAGCAAAGACACCGAAAACCGACAATGAAATCGACCGTGCCGCAAGCCGCTATGCTGATGATGTACTCGTGCGCACACAACCGTCAGGTAGGGCCGAAGAACTTGCCCCGCTTTTCCGTGAAGGTGGAGAAGCGTTACGCTTATTGTTGCAGTTTCAAAGTTCATTAAACGTTATCTACAATAACTTACGCCACGATTTACCGAATGCCATTAAAAACAAACAGTACAAACGGGCGGCAGGAATTGTAACAGGGTATGCGCTTGCCGGTATAATGACAGGACTTGTAACGGAAGGGTTCGGCGGCGATGATGATGAGCCTGACACGGCGGATAAGGTTAAAAAAACGATTTACTTTGCTTTTACGCAAGGGACGGATAGCGTTCCGGTGATTAACGGGATGGTTAATAGTTTATCTGAAAAGCTTATTACCGGTAAGACAAGTTATCGTGGTAGATCGAGTCTTTACCCTGCCTTTGAAAAAGCCGTACAAGGAACGGCCGCGCTCCGCGATGCGGATATTCAAAAAGCAGCCGGTCGGTATGCGGAGGCGGCAGCGCTCACATTAGGCTTACCGACATCAGGAACAAAAGAAGCCATCTATGCCGCCGAGCAAGTTTTTAACGGGAAAGCGCCGAGCGCACTCTGGGGGCGGAGATAATTTGTAATTGGCAATTTGTAATGGGTAATACAGGCAAGCGGGTATGAACGGGAGAAGATGAAAAAAAATGAATTTACAGTCGGAAGATAAAAGCAATAAGGCGTTGACCGTTGGTTCTTTGAATGTTTTAGGCGGTATGAAAAGCGATGAGCTTACCGCTATCCATACGCATTTACAGACGCAGGACGGCGTTCAGTCTCGTATCATCGCGGACATGGAAAAACTCTATCAAAGTATTTCGGCAGATGGCGTTATTACCGCGAATGAAAAGCAGATGCTAAAAAAAGAGCTCACCATTATTGAAACCGAATACCCGATCATCGTCAGTAAAGCAGAGGCCGCAAAGAAAGAAAAAGCCGACATTGATGCGTATAAGCAAGCGTTTCAAAAGCTATATCACTATATCTACCGCGAGTTAAAAGTATTTGATTCCATACAAACCGCTTTAGAAATAGAGCGCACTACGTTTAACGCCGTCTTTGCTACCTATTATTCCTCCCGTGCATTATTACAGATTGCTCAAGACGGTTCTACTAAATTCCTTCCGTCCCTTGAAATAACCGGCGACTATGAAAATCAAATAGGAACCTTTCAAGGAAGACTATACCGCTGGACGGGCAGCAAGTGGGAACTATTAAACGCCGTAATGCCGCTTAATCCGGTAGCTCATTATGATATGGCGGAAGTACAATATAGTGATATAAGTTTACCGGAATTTTCAAATTATACATTACAGGCGAATACTCCCGATGGATATGGTATACTTGACATTTTAAAATACTGTAAAAATGGACATTGCTATGAATTAAGTGCAGATTTTGTGGCTACAAAGGGAAATCCTAGCCACGTTTCTATTTATTATTATGATTTTGATGCGGGTGGGCAGTGGGGTAATTCTATTACAGAACATAATACACCAGTTGTAGATGGTAAATGTAGAGCTTTTATTAGATTTATAAAGCAAGAAATACCTAATCATAATATTAAGATGTTGTTTTATCCCGGCAAAGCTGGTGATACTCAAGGAGTTGAAGCATATTATAAGAGCTTTAGTTTAAAACATCTTGACCAAATAGCTATAGACGCATCTGGCAATAATAATCATGCGACTATCATCGGTGATGTTGAAAAAATAAAAGACGGTAAAATCGGAACCGCGCTTGATTTTAATAAAGGCTGTGTTGCCCATCAGTTGTATACGACAATCTTTCAACACGGCTACCTAGAAAGTACCGGTAAATATGATGCAAAGATACTTTGTAATTTATCTGCGTATAAGGGTAAAACAATTAAAATAACTGTTTCTGGTTACCGGAAAGGTGAAGGAGGCTTTCCAGAATTATATATATATAGTAGTGGCTGGGAATTTGGATGGAGTTCAGGAGAAAAGCTCGACGGCACGACTGAAAAGACAATGACAGATACTATCACACTTCCTACTGCATATAATACAATCTGGTGTACTTTGTATCATATTCCCGGCAATAAAATGAATAATACCATCGTGATGACGCACTGTACCATCGAACTCGTGGAAAATAAAAGCATAAGTTGTATCGGCGTTGGAAAACAATGGACACATTCGCGCTGGATAAAAATGAATGGGGATGCTCAAGATAAAACAGTGAACCCAAGATTATGGCGTTACGGAGCGATTGATTATTGCTATACGGATATCGCCGCAAATAGTGGGGTTATGCAGAGTATATATATAGTAACCTATAAAACAAATTCAGAAGTAATTGGAATCGCTATCCCAAAAGTCAATATTGCTGACGATAAATGGCATAATCTCATAGTTTGCAATGATGTTCAGTCAACGTATGCACGAAAGATTGTTTATTTGGATGGAAAACTGATTGAGGACACCACCGTCAACGGTGATTTTACCGGACTTATAAATGACCAGAATGTCGATATGAGTGCCGGTACTGATTATGTTAAAGGTTCTCTAGCTAATCTTCTTTTCTTTGACCGCCTCCTTACCGAGCAAGAAGCCTTATACCTCTGCTTAAACCCACAGTATCCGGTAAAGAATTACACCCTTGCCGATTGGGCGATTGACCCCGCCAATCCTGATAGCAGTATTAAAAACCTTACCCCTAAATACCTCGGTGTTACCGAAACCGTACCGCCTACCAGAACGGTACTTATTACGAAAGGCGAAAGGCTTGGTGCGCAGGATGCAAACGCAGGCGACTGGGTATTGATGGGTAAAACGGTTGGCGGTTGGAAAGTCGGAGTGTGTTACCGCTGGACGGGCCGTATGTGGATTAACTTAGAGCCGGAATACAACTACACCGAACAGTATCAAGCGGCACTGTATCATATCTGCGAGATAGAAGAACTGATGAAGAATACCGGACACTTCGGGGCGCTGTTTGCGAAAGCGCTGGTTGTACAAAAGGCATTGATTGACAAACTTTTAGTCAATCAGGCGTTTATTAAAAATCTTGTAGTTCAAAAACTGCATATCGATAGCGATGATACAACACATCAGGATTTTGAAGCGTGGTTTGACCAAGCGCATGGATTGAAGATAAATAACAAGGGAGAGGAGATGCTTAGAGTTACACCCGATGGAACACTCCTACTTGCAAAAAAAATATTTTTTAATTTTGTACAGCATAAAGATATAGGGAATGTTTTATATACAAATTCTGTAGGAGAATCCTGTAAAGATATTTTTAATCGTTACGGAAGTATTTCAAAAACTGCATACGGCTACTTAGACAAAGATTTTATACATAAAATAACAATACAAAAAGTTGATGATGCAAATGTTGATTACTGGTGTTTTGTACATTTATTCTTTGGACGAAGTTCTAGAGGCTTTTGGTATAAATTCAGCATACCGAAAGATAAATATCTTATAACATTTTTTGGAAAAGATAAAACATATACTTATTTACAAATAAGGCATCCAGCGTATATTTCTTACCCACCAGATGGAACAAAATTAGATGGTTTCTATGGCTCGCTACTGTATAACAATACAGCAGCAGAAAAATTTCATTCTGATAAAAGAATTTATAAAACTTCTGGGGGAGGTTATTATGAATCTGCGGTAGGTTATATCGGAGAAAATGTAACACCTGGAGAAATTTTTGAATATGATAAAATAATCGAAGAAAAGAATCCACCTGCTATAGTATTGTATGATGATGATCCGTACAAAATAACTTCTGTTATGAAATTTGAAAACATACCGGAAGCAAAACCATCTGCACCAAATATTATATGGAAAGATGGTGAGTTTTTAAAAATTAGTTAGTTAAAAAAAGATATAACTTATCACCTGTTTTTTTCCAATAGGTTTTTAATAGCTTCCAATTATCGGTTATTTTAATAGTTTCTGAGGCAAGTCGATTGATGGCGTCCGATACTTTTTGATCAGGCATATCGGTTATCTGAGATAATTGCCATGCAAAAAACTGAATAGGAACAGGATTTATGATTGTATTTTGAGTAGTTATTAATTGAGTGGCAAATAAAGGGACATAATAATAGCGCGGCAAACTTCTACCATCCTGTGCTACAGTATCGCCACAATAAAAATAATCTTCTAAATTATTTCTTATACAAGCATCGTTTTTAAGAAGGATGTTTCTACCTGTTTTGTTTACAACTAATACATTCATAGGCAGGCTGTTCTCAAGAACAAGCATACTGTTTGTCTGTGTTTTTATTTTAGCCCCATTCACGCTAATCAATTCGCAGACACTGCCCTCATAGACTTCAAAAACAACTCGGTTTGAATGTGCCGATTTACTATACGGATCATTACGCTTACATATTGTATACAACGATTTATCAACTTTTTTCCCAAATTCTTTTACATTTGTGATAGATACAACTACTCTCCAATCAGATTGGTTATCGACAATAAAGATTGCTGTTTTTTTTCCGCACCCCGCCAGCGTCAAGACCAGCAGCAATAAAAAAGCAATCTTTTTCATAGGGAACTCCTTTAAGTGTGCGATTAGTATACTATAAGCAGCATGAAAAAAGCAATAACGGCCGTCTTCACCTGTCATTTAAAACATATCGTCGAGACGCTGATTATCCTTCATATCAGCGTCTACTAGATTAATAAAATAGCTTTCCGCATCTATATTATCATTGATATATTGCGTTATTATAGCGTACCCTTTAAATAGCGTTGAGTCTTTTATAAAGGCATTTGCAACCCGTAATGATAAAATTGAATTTTTTTTATTTTCCCATACATCTATTAAAGGTTTTTTTTCATTCTTTACAAACTCTTTGACAACTGCTTGTTTTCTGTCATCAGAAAGGTCGGCAGCAATTCCCAATTCATCAATGTGATTCTCAAGTATATTTAATACAGAAAATTCTGCGGGGCCATATTTATTTTCAATTTTTGATTTTATTTTTACAAAATCATCAAAATAAGATGAAGCAATTGTTTGAATCATAATACTAGAAAGCTTTCTTTTCTCAAAATAAAAAACAATTGTACTATCATTCTGTTTTAATAAACTGCTTGTGTAAAGAATGAGAGGTTTATCCTCGGTGTTCAACTCTTTCAAAAATGAAAATATAGATTTATTAGCCATTCTAGCTTTCAAATCAGGAACTGTAATACCCCACGGAATACCCGCAAAGGTATAGGGTTTGTCATCTTCCGCAAAGCACAAGGACGCAACAGTTAGAGCAATAATTAAACAAACTACTTTTTTCATTTTCTCCCTCTTTTATTCATAGTTTACTCCCTTTTTCTGCTCCACGCAAGCATTTTTTTATCGTAATAGTTCTAAACTCGTTAACAAAATCGGCAAGAAACTGATTTTCTATCGCTCCATTTCAAATAACAGAAAATCATCATTTTTCTTTTTTTCCTCTCGACTTATATAACATTCTGCTCGTAACTTTTTATACTTACGACCATGACAGTAGAAACATTGCCACATAGCGAATTGATTATAGTCGGTGTTATTGTATTGGTCTTTATTTTGATGATGAAAAAGGGCGGGAAATTTTCGCTTTTTGGACAGACGGTAGAAGTACCGGTTGGGAACAAAAAGCAAAAGATCGACACGATAGGATTGATGTATCTGATGAAAGACGCTTGCGAGCGCATAGAACTCATCCGCAAGGAACGAGCGGAAGATATTCTGTCCGATATGTCCTATCTTTTAACCGGTATTAGCCGCCTTTCCTGCTGTATGTACCGAGCGGAAGCAATCTTGAATAAACGCCTGTACAAAAATGGGTTTGAGGATTTAACCGTTCAAACGGTTACCAGTTATATCGAACAGTTAAGCGATGAGCTTTACAGTCACTTACAGCGCGAAATACATAGCGCGGGGCGATGTGCCGTCAACCCGCCTGAACCGATAGAAAAAAGCAAAACATACACGATTGCGAAAGAATTTACCCGACGGGCGGCGGCGATTTATTTACGCGAGGTAAAGGCTAAGGCGATGATGTACGAATCTTACCAGCCGCTTTTTGAAAAGCTGGGAGATACTATCCGCGTGGAATTTTGCAAGGAAAAGAAAGAAAAGAAAATGAAGCAGGCAGAACAACTGCTTGAAGTGCTCCATAAACTGGACGCTTAAAATATTTTAGGAGATTTTAAAGTGGGAGTGATACGGGATATTGACCGGCTTAAGCCGGAGCTGGCAAAGCGGACACGAGATTTTTTAGCAGAACTGAAAAAGCGCGGCATAGCGGTTATCGTACTTGAAACAGACCGTACGGTCGATACACAGCTTGCCTATTATGCGCAAGGGCGCAAGCCGCTTGAAGAGGTAAACGCCTTGCGTAAAAAAGCGGGATTGTATCTTTTAACGGAAGCCGAGAATAAACGCATTGTAACAAAAACAACGCAGTCGAGGCACTTCGGCGGAAACGCCGTTGATATTGCGCCGGTAAAGGACGGCCGCATCTGGTGGAATGCACCGGAGCAAGTCTGGCAACAAATCGGCACTATCGGCGAAGAGTGCGGGCTTGACTGGTGTGCCGGTGGATACGGGCAAGTATGGGGAAAAGGATGGGATAACCCCCACTTTGAACTTATGAAGGGAATAGGGTGTAATAATTGATAATTTGTAATGGATAATGGGTAATGTAGGAGAAAATAATGCATGGAAAGAATGTTTTTATTGTTTGTGTTATCTGTTTTTTGCTGTTTATACTTACCGGTTGCTGCACAGGAACAGCAGTACGCAATAACGGAGACGGAGCTTATCAGGTTAGAGAGCATATCGGAGAGCTTAGCGAGAGACAGACAGAGTCTGCTGTTACAGGCGAGCGACTTAACGGAGCGCTTGAAAGCGCAAGAGAGCAAAGCGAAGAGCTTAACCGAGAAATTGCAGAAGGCCGAAAGCACAGCGAGCAACTTACGCAATCAATTACAGACGGAGCGGGAGAGTTTGAAAGCCTTGCGGCAATCTTACAACGCATACGAAAAAGAGGCGGCCGACACAATAGCGAAACAGCAGGCAATAATCAATAAACAAAAAGAGACGCTCTATCGGCGAATGATTACGATTATTATCCTTTCAAGCATAATAAGTATGATCATTATAGCCATAGTGGTAACATGGTTTATAAAGGGTAAATTGAGTTTTTTTTTACACCCGCCCTAAAGACTAAACTTTAAACGGCAGTTGTCAAATATTCCTTGACAGCTGCCGTGAGGACATCTCTTATATTTAAAAATAGTGTACCGATATTGGTAATATGAAGCACTGCGATAAATCTATTATAGCGCAAAACCTAGCACAGCGGGTAACGATTATTGAATCGTTTTTAAAAAGACAGCGAAACGCCTACGAAGCAGCACAGGTGTTGCAAATATCATTATCACATGTCTACACGCTTGCGCATAAGGCACAAAAAGAAGGATTAGAATCGCTTTTAACGCTAAAGAAAAGAGGCAAACCGCCTAAAAAATTTGATGAAGCGTTTAAACAACAAATTATTTCGTTGTATACCCAATATGAAACGCTTTGCACTGAACAATGGCACATTGAACGGTGTACGTTTGCTCAATTTAGAACCGATATTTTAAAAGAAAAATACGATATTACCATATCTTACGCGGCGCTTCATAAAATACTCAAGGAAAGTGGCAAAAAAAGCCCAAAAGCTCACCGCATAAAGAAACAAGAGGGCGAACATACCTACCGTGACAGGGCTTCAAAAGAAGGTCAGCTTTGGCTTGGTGATGGAAGCCCTTTTCAGTGGTTTGGCGGAACTGAAAAGCAGTGTCTCCATATTCTACAGGATGATGCAACCGGTAAGCTGGTCGGTCTCCGTATGGAGCTGAATGAATGTTTTTTCGGCTATGCCGAATCTTTTAAGCAGGGACTAAAACGGGATGGTGTGCCGGAACAACTTGGCACCGATTTAGCGGCTGTTTTTTATACGACTGAAAAGCAAAAAAATGACGTGAACACAGATGAACAGCTTAACGGAATTAGCATAAAAAAAACACAGATGGGACACATCCTTTTTGACGTATTAGGCATCCAGCAATGTCCGTGCTATACTCCGCAATCGAAGGGACGGGTTGAACGGATTGGACAAACATTACAAGGCCGCTTGCCGCTTATTTTTAAAATGCGCGGTATTGAGGATATGGAAAGCGCAAATGCTTATTTCCCGGAGTTTATAGAACTCTTTAATGCAGAATTTGCGGTAAAACCCAAATCACCGGAAAGCGCGTATGTAGCACTCCGTGAAGAAGATAATTTAACGGAATTATTTTCAATTTGCCATACCAGAAAGACCGATAGTGCCGGTGTTTTTTCTTTTCATAATTATAAATTTCGTGTACAAGGGGCTATTTCATCCGTTCGATTACGAAAGGTTAAAATATACCTTAACAATGAATGGGGCATAAAGGTTAAAATCGGTAAAACGTTTCACGATGTAGAATTATTACAACTGGACGCAAATAAAAAAGCGGCCGGAGCAGAACGCTTATCAGTACCGATTGTCTGGAAAGACCTCTTTGACAAATATTTGTATGTTAACGCCAAGACAGTAAGCAACGCACATCTGGTAAGCTGAAAACCAGCCGGCATTTAAGTTAAATTTTCTCACCGCTCATTATTTACTACAGGGATACTATGTCCTGCTTCCATCCTGTCTATCCCTTTAATATATTTTTTTTGCTGCATTTTAATATTTTTCTAATTTTTTCCCTTTGTTTCGCTATTTTAATTCTGATTTAAATATGAGCTATTCTTTTTATATGTATAAAAAAATATTTATTTTCTTTTTCGTTTTATTTTTTATATAAAGTATTGACAGCATCTCCCCTATATAAAGAATAGTTTTTTATGCGAATTTACCGGTAAATACCGATTAAAACCGGTGTTCGGCGGTAAACCTGTATAAGGGTAATTATAACACGAAAAGAAAAACTCCGCAAGAAAAAATATTTTTATCCGCGCGAGGGTTTAATACACGCTTTTTGACAGATATCTTCGATTTTTGTGTGTAAAGTCTCTTTTATTCGTCGGAATTTCGTGGTATAGTATGCCAAGAATCGTCGGGATTTCGTGATATATCAGGCTAAAGATCGTTTGTTTTTCGTGATAGGTTGCAGTAATAATCATCGGGATTTCGTGATTCTAAGGATGTCCGTATGTACAGAAAAATAATATATAAGCTTAAACGATGGAAACAGTCTCCTCATAGAAAGCCGCTTATTTTACAGGGAGCAAGGCAGACAGGCAAAACGTGGATTATGAAAGAATTCGGGAGAACCGAATACAAGAACGCCGCCTATCTTTTCTGTCAGGAAAATCCCGCGTTGGAAAATCTGTTTAATGCTCCGTTTAACAAGGAACGGCTTTTGACCGGATTTCAGATGCTGTGCGGTTTTAAAATTGAACCGGAAAATACGCTGATCATCCTTGATGAAATTCAAGAGATACCAAAAGTGCTTACTGCGCTTAAATTCTTATATGAACAGGCTCCGGAGTATCACATTGTCTGTGCGGGCTCGCTCCTTGGCATAGCGGTTCATCAAGATATTTCTTTCCCTGTTGGAAAAGTTAATTTCTTACAGCTGTATCCCCTGTCGTTTTCGGAATTTCTTATAGCTATTGGAAAGGAACAACAGGCTGCTTTAATAAACGATACGGAACAGGATGCCGAACTCTTAAAAACTTTTGCGGAGGACTTTAAGGAACTGCTGAAATATTACTTTTTTATCGGCGGAATGCCTGAGGTTGTATCTACATGGATAGAAACAAAAGATTTTAACAAAGTCAGACGTGTTCAAAAAGAACTGCTTATGACGTATGAAAACGATATTTCAAAACATACGACGGCTGAAACGGCAAACAGAATCAAACAGATATGGACTTCCGTTCCAAGGCAGCTTGCAAAAGAAAACAAGAAATTTCTGTATTCTGTTGTCAAGGGAAGCGCCCGTGCACGGGAATATGAGAGCGCGCTCAACTGGCTCAAAAATGCAGGACTTTTAATGAAAGTGCACCGTGTAAATAAGCAGGGCATTCCGCTAAAAGCGTATGAGGATTTAGAGGCGTTCAAAATTTTTATTTTAGACACAGGTTTACTGTGCAGTATGACGGATTTAAGCGCGAAGATTCTTCTTGAAGGGAATAAACTCTTCACGGAATTTAAGGGGGCGCTTACCGAGCAATTTGTCTGTCAGCAGCTGATGACTGAGTTTGAAATAACACCCTATTACTGGTCGGCAAAAGACGGAACTGCGGAAGTTGATTTTATTTTTCAGAATGACGCTCTAGTGGTTCCTATAGAAGTAAAGGCGGAAATCAATCTTCGAGCTAAAAGCTTCAAGCTTTATAGGGATACCTATAATCCTGAACTTGCCTTTAGATTTTCTTTTTCCGATTTTGTCGATCATGGCAGCTTAAAAGACGTACCGTTGTACGATTTGCCGGTAATTAGAAAATTTTTGCAGCTCGTGTAAAGTCTTTATGAGCAATGGCGGTTTCCGTACTCTACATCTGCGCGATAGGACAATTACTATGCATCAGAGATGTTGATTTTCCCCCAATATAAAGAAATGCCAAGAACCGTAGGGCTTCCCATTGACGATAACATCTTGCGTGTGCTGCATACTGATAATATGTATGTCCTGCAAAAGTGCCGGAATGGTTTCCGCATCGGTAAAAAAGTGAGGAATACCGTTTTCCGGCCCATCTTCAACTTTAATGACGGTATTTTCATCAACGACGGGAAATCCTGCCTCCTTATAGCTCCACGCATTTTTTGAGCAGAGTGTAAGATACACTTCGCCGTCGTTTTTTACGACCCGTCTTATTTCAGAAAGTATTTTTTTAATACCGGCAGTATCCGTATGAGAAATCACATGGTACGCAAGGAGACAATCGAACGCATCATCCTGATACGGCAAAGCGCTCATATCGCCGCATTGAGCGGTAATCGGTAAATTTTGTTCCGCAGCGGTTGCACGCAGCCCCTCAACAGCACTCTCCGATAAATCGATTGAATGAACGGTAAAACCTTTCCTTGCAAAAAACAGCGAATGCCGCCCCAATCCGCAACCCAGATCAAGAAAATGCGAATACCCCTTTTGCATCCATCGCTCCGCCAAATAATACGCAATTTCTGCCGGCCGGTACCATATATCCGTTTCTATTTTCTCCCAATCCCATGCTTTATGTTCTACCATATATGATGCCTCGCTGTCTGATAATTCTGTTCTTGCAGGTTCAAATTTTTGTCGGTGAAGTTGTCATTATGGAATACCGGAGATAATCGACTGCATTCGCTCCATAAAGCTGTTCACATCACCCTTGCGGATGTCTTGCACAAAGCGCCCCACCCATATTCCTGTTTGCCCAAATGGTACATTAGAATATTGCATTCAGTACACTAACTGGATTGTACATTCCATCCCCTGCCGGATGGAATAGCTACCCGTCATACCATGGTTTGGCGCCCCATTACCCATTATTAAAGCCTACTCTATCTTTTTAAATTTTTTCTTTTTTGCTGTATCGTCGGCACTGGGAACACCCATGTCAGTAAGAGCAGCCGAAACGGTATAGTTGTCATAGTACGCAGCCGGAACCTTTATGCCGCCATCCGGTAAGCTTGTGCAGCCATTGAATGCGTTGCCAAAAGCAGGATTTCCTTGATGTGTGGCAGGATTGTAATCGCATTCAAGCGTAACTGATGTAAGCTTTGTGCAGTTTGCAAAGCACCCCTGCATATTCGTAACCGCAGCAGGTATTGACGGAACTGTAGTTAAGTTTGTGCAGTCGGAAAAGCATTCATGCATATTCGTAACAGTGTTCGATATCGACGGAACCTGTTTTAAGTTCGTGCAGCCATTAAAGCAGTGTTTCATATCCGTAACGCTGTTCGGTATTGTAGGCGCCTTTTCAAGACTTTTGCAGCCATTAAAGCAGCTTTCCATATTCGTAACGCCTTTAGGGATTGCCGCCACGCTCACAAGGTTTTCGCAGTGTGCAAAACAGCAGCTCATATCAGTAAGACCTGTTATACCGCTGCCTAGTTTAAGCGCAACCTTTTTAGTCGGGGTGGCTTTTAGGATTACTCCGAGAGGACTCGGTTGAGGGGTATGGCTGTGACAATTTCCCTGTAAGTCAGCCTTCGTAAGGCCGGTTACTTCGATGTAATAGATGCCGTCGCTTGCAGGCGTTGCGGTTTGTAGATGATGAGCCAATTTTTCCCCGTTTGTGCCGAACGGGACTTTTACATAACGGGTAAAGCTCACCGTTACCGTTGCCGCAGCGGTAACTTTCACTTTTGCAGTCGGGCTTCCTTCACTGCCGCCTTCTACAAATGTGCCGCCGGTTATAGTCCATTTTTCAACTTTGTAGTCTGTTTCCGCTGTTGCGGTAAAGGTTACGGTTTTTTCGTGTTCAACGGAGATGGGACTCGCCGCCGTTTCGGCTCCGCCTTCGGGTGTTGCTTTAAGTGTACCGTTTCCGCCTTCTACGTTAAAGGTTACGGCGTGTTTGGGCGTAGACGGAATGCCGCCTCCGCCCGCATTGTTCGGACAGGCGGTCATAGCGCAACAAGCGCTAAACCGATAAACAAAACTGTTTTTAGTTTGTGTTTCATATAAAACTCCTTAAAAATATTTTTTGTTTTAAGGGGAGAGCCCCTTAAAAAGACCCCTACAACCCCGAAAAAAGAAAAGTGCGGTTTGTTTTGGGCGGACGTCCTGTCCGCCGCTGGTTTCAGCGTGCGATGTTTCACAGGTCTGCCGAAACTCGCTGCCCAAAGTCCGCTTTGCGGATTTTGGGCTTGCCCCTAAGAACCCCAGTCGTTGCTGGGGTGTGTGGGCTGGAGGTGTAATCTTAAAGGTCTACATTGCTTTCGCTTGCATCTATTTTCTGTAGCTTCCAGTGCTTATTTGTCTTTGCCTCATCAAAGGCGGTTTTCAAGTCTTCGGGCTGGGTGAAGTCTTTGCAGTTGCCTTCGGTCTTGTCCGTTTCCTCAGTGTAAAGCACCGCCCTTGCATCATCGCTTGCTGCACGAGAAGGCAATCCTTTTAATAGCTTTGTCATCGCTTGGGCGTTAAGCTGATTGCCGGGGCAGTAAAGCCTTTGCAACGCGGTTAAGTCTTGCACGTTAAGGCTGGTGAGCTGATTGCTTCCGCAGAAAAGCGTTTGCAAAGAGGTTAAGCCTCGCAGGTTAAGCCTTGTGAGCTTATTATCTCCACAGCCAAGCCCTTTCAAAGAAGTGCAACCTTCCACGTTGAGCTCAGTGAGCTGATTGTACTCACAGCCAAGCGCTTGCAAATAGATTAAGCCTTGCACGTTGAGGGCAACGAGTGGCTGCTTATTGCCGTAAGCACCGCTAACATCAAGCTCGGTGATTTTGCCTTTAAGGATGACTGTTGTGCCTGTTGCGGTGAGTGTGGTTTCTGTGTTGCTTGCAAGCGTTTCCTCGTTGCAACCTTCCACTGCAATTGCAGTGCCGTCAGCCGTCTTAGCCTTGACTTTGATGTTGAGCTTGTCGGGGCTCAATATGAGTACAGCTCCACCTCTGACATAGTTAACTTCAAAGCTCAGGGTAACTGTTGCAGGTTTGCTTACTCCGAGCGTGAAATACTCTGTGCCACCTATGTTCTCGCCGTCGAGCGTCCAGTTTTTCACCCTATAGCCTTTCTCCGCTTTAGGTGTGAATTCTACCTTTTTGCCGTGTTCAACCATGTCTCCTGAGCTGATTTCTTTTCCGTCAACTTTTGCTTCAAGCGTGCCACCAATGCCACCTTCCACGCTGAAAGTGATGGCGTAGGTTTTTTTAATAAAGCTCACGCTGACCGTTGTGTCGGCTGTGATTTTGACCTTTGCTGTCTCGCTTTCGTCAGCTCCTGTTCCTGTTTGTAGTGCTTCGGCAGGCGTTACCGTCCACTTGTCTACCTTGTAGCCGTCTTTCGCTTGAGCAGTGAAGGTGATTAAAGTGTCTTTAAGCACTTGTTTATCTTCAGGGATTTCAGGCGACGCTGTTACCTTGCCATTTGCCGTCTGAGTGAGTGTTACCGTGTATTTGGTTGGCGGTATGGCTTCAAAGCTCACTTTGACTGTTGCAGGCTTGGTTACAGTGAGCTTGTACTCCGTGTTTATACCAGCTTCGGCGACGGGCTTGCCGTCAAGCGTCCAGCCTTTTACATGAAAGCCCGAATCAGGTGTTGCCGTAAAGACAATCGTTTTACCCTGTTCTACCTTATCGCCCGAATTGATTTTGGTGCCGTCAACTTTGGCCTTGAGCGTGCCGTTTCCGCCGTCTACGCTGAAGGTTACGGCGTGTTTGGGCGTAGACGGAGTGCCGCCTCCGCCCGCATTGTTCGGACAGGCGGTAAAAAGCAGTGCCAGCGTTAAAACTGCGGCTATGATGAGCGCCGCGGCGCCCGTTTTTCTCAAGGCATGCGCCTTTTTGTCGGTTCTCAACTGTGTCATATCGACCTCCTATATTCAATGTGTAATGTTTAATGCATAATTGGTAATTAAATGGCAATTACCAAGTATCCATTATAATTAAGCATTATCATAACAAAAACCTTCATTAAAATGCAACAGTTGAGAGAATATCGATTCTCGAAAACTGTTGCTGCATTACGCTGTTTCGCAACTGTAGTGAGAAACGGCGTACAATAAGCGATGGAGATGGGACGCTGGAGATGATATGTTGAGGATTTTCAGTAGCGGCACATGGTATAGAACCTTGCCGTAAGCCTTTTAAAATAGACGATGCAGATGCTAGGAGCCTAGCCGAAATAAAGCGGAGACACGCCACAGAATGTACATCCTGTACATTCTGTGGCTACGAGTTTAGCCTTACGTCTAAACTCGTTACTGATTTACACCCCCGCCATCCGTGGCGGTTCTGCTACGTTGAGCATTTATTGCAGAAACGGCATGGATGCCGCTCATACTAACCTGTAGCGACAACGCAGATGTGCCGTATCTCCAGCGCTTTTAAAAATAGCCTGTCCGGAAGTGTACGTCCGTGTACACTTCCGGACGCGAGGGGCTGTCCAGGAAGTTTTGTTTTATTACCAATTGTATAGCCCTTACTTCCCACGGAGCT